AGGAACTAACAATCAAAGAAATTGAAGAGTTAGAACCTTATGTTGAAATCGTAGAGGATTCAACTGAAGCTACAAAGTGGACTTATCTTAGAAAGATGATTCACACTATGAGTTGGACAGCTAATCCTGGTAGAAATGTGAAATTGTTTATCAAAGATAAAAAGAGTGGTAAACTTTTAGGTTTAGTATCTTTAGCATCAGATGTAACATCTATGAAAGTAAGAGATGATTATATCGGATGGAATAAAGAGAACAAATTCAAAGAGGGTAAGTTGAACTACACAACTATCGCATCCACCATTGTTTGTACCCAACCTTTAGGTTACAACTTTTTAGGTGGTAAACTCACCGCAATGATGACTACTGTTCCAGAAGTTAGAGAGTATTGGAAAAAGAAGTATGGGCAAACATTGATAGGTGTAGGAACAACTTCCCTTTATGGAATTCATTCACAATATAATGGTATTCCACATTTTAAAACGTTAGGAGAATCAGCTGGTAAGATTGCATTGAAACCTGATGATGAGTTCTATGACCCTTGGCATCAATGGATTAAGGAAAATAGAGCTGATTGGTATGAAAATGCTATTACTAATGAAAGAATCCGAAATGGTAAATCTATGGGAACTGGTAAAGGAGCTAGTGGACCTGTGAGTGGTATCAAACAAAAGATACTTTCTCAGATTTTCAAAGAATGTGGTATTAGAGCATCCGATTATCATCACGGATTCAAAAGAGGAGTATATCTTGCTATGATGTATGAAAATGGACCTGAGTTCCTTCGTTCAGAAATTGAGGAATCAGAACTTAAAATGAAAAAGAAGTTTGTTGAGGGTGTTGATTACATTAATAATTGGTGGAAAAGACAAGCAATTAAAAGATACTCAAAGTTACATGATTCTGGTAGATTGAAACCTGAAGATTTATTCTATATCGATGGTATAGGTAAAGATTGGGAAACTTTCAAATCAGATAGATTAAACGAAGTAGGTAGATAAAATATAAAATATGGGATTTTTCGAAGAAACAAATAATGAACAAGTTGATAATAGTTTATGGGTAGAATCATATAGACCTGTAACATTAGAAAACTATGTAGGTAATGAACACCTAAAAGAAAAAGTAAGTGGTTATTTAGAAACTGGTGATGTACCACACCTTCTACTTTATGGTAGAGCTGGTACTGGTAAGACAACTCTTGCTAAACTAATTGTAAAATCAATGGATTGTGATTATATGGTAATCAATGCATCTGATGAAAACAATGTAGAAACTGTAAGAAATAAAGTAAAAGGATTCGCATCATCAATGGGATTCAAAAAATATAAGATTGTTATTTTAGATGAGTTTGATTATATGTCTCAAAACGCACAAGCTATTTTGAGAAACTTAATGGAAACATTTTCACAACATTGTAGATTTATATTAACTTGTAACTATGTTGAGAAAGTTATTGACCCTATCCAAAGTAGATGTCAAACTTTTCAAATCATACCTCCAACTAAAAAGGATGTAGCAGTTCAAATATCAAAGATTTTGACTAGTGAAGAAGTAAAGTTTGAACCAAAAGATTTAGTTCCAATTATTGATGCTGGATATCCTGATATTAGAAAGATTATCAATACTTGTCAATTAAACTCAATCAAAGGTGAGTTAAAAGTAGATACTCAAAACCTTTTAGAGAATGATTATAAAATGAAGGTATTAGATATCCTAAAATCTTCAGATGATAAAAGAAATAAATATGTGAAAATGAGACAAGCTATTATTGATAGTAGAGTAACTGATTTCTCAGAATTATTCACATTATTGTATGAAAAAGTTGATGAGTACGCTCCACAAAATACAGCGAATGTAGTTATTGCTCTTTCCGAAGGACAGAACAAACACTTTAACGCTATTGATAAAGAGATTCCAACTGCAGCAACTTTGATTGAAATTTTAAATTTAATATAATGGCAAATATAATTGGTAAAGGTGGTAGTAAACCACAAAAAGCATCAGAGCAAAGTACACAACAACCAAAGTTAGATTTAGGTAAATCAACTCCTATTGTATGTGCTCATTGTGGGTATGATGTATTCATCGATGGTTCTAAGTTTAGAAAAATTTCAAAACTAATTACTGGTACTCCGCAAGATGTGATTGTACCAATCGAAGTAATGATGTGTGGTAATTGTGGTGAGATTTGTGAAGAGTTACTACCAGAACAAATGAAAGTATTAGCAGAGATTGATAGAAAAAACGCTGAAGAAACAAATGGCTAAATCACTATTCGACCATATTAAACAAATTACTAACGTTCAAAATCCAAAGTATTGGGATACGTTAGAAGAAGCAGATAAAAAGACTTGGAGTAACTATATGGTACTTCGTTTTTTATCTATGAAATATGAGTGGGTAGAAACTATTGCTGCTGTACAACCTTATCTACAAGAAGTTCCTCCTAAAGCAATGTATTTAGCTATGATTGATTTACTTCCAAAAGGTAGACACTTTATGAAGTATATGAAAGCTAAGGGAGCTGATAAATACGAAGGTTGGTTAGTAGAGTTAGTAGCTAAACATTATGAAACCTCAAAGTTGGAAGCTGAAGATTACTTAAAGATTCTATATGCTAGTAGAACTGGTAAGGAAAAGATAAAACAATTATCAGAGGATTATGGAACTGACCCGAAAATAATAAAGAAATTAAAATTAAAAATATAATTGAGAAAAGTTTGGAAATCCCAAACTTTTTTCGTATATTTGTATAACAAATAAAAGTTTATGGCAAAAGTAAGTTTTTCACAATACCAACTATATTCATCTTGTCCTCGTGCATATAAACTGAGGTACATAGATAAGTTGGGTGAATCATCTGCTAACATTTATACAATCTTTGGAACGGCTATCCACGAAACCATACAACATTTCCTTTCAGTTATGTATGGAGTTTCGAAAAAACAAGCAATGGAGATTGATACTGATAAGTTGTTATTAGAGTGGATGAGAAAAGAATACATCAAAGAGAATGATAAACTAAGTGAGGGTATTGTATGTACCCAGTTAGAGTTAGAAGAGTTCTATGGTGATGGTAGAAGAATATTAGAGTGGTTTAAAAAGAAATTAGATAAGTTTTACACAAAGACTGGATTTGAATTAGTAGGAATAGAGATTCCACTAAATGCTAAAGTAAAAGAAGGTGTAAACTTTATTGGATTTGTTGATGTGGTAATGAGGGATTTATCAGATAATTCAATTATCATTATTGATTTAAAAACATCAACTAGAGGTTGGAACAAATACCAAAAATCAGATAAGTACAAAAATGCACAAATTGTATTGTACAAAAAATACTATTCTGAATTATTCCAAATTCCATTAGAAAAAATTAAAGTGGAGTATCAGATTATGAGAAGAAAATTATATGAAGATGCACCATTTCCAATTCCTTATATGTCGAGGCACGTACCAGCAAATGGTAAACCAACTACAAATAGAGTTTATTCAGAGTTTATGAACTTTGTAGATGAAGTATTCGATGATAAAGGAAACTTCAATGATTTACCTTATCCAAAGGTTCCTGGCGATAGACAAAAGAATTGTAGATTCTGTGAGTTTAAGACTAGGGGAATTTGTGATGGGAAAGTTTAACGGAAAATAAATATCTATATACTTATATATATAAATACTAACAATATATACTATGAGTGTAGAAACTAAACTAACAACTGTAAAGATTATAAAGGGTGTTTATTCAAATTTTAAAAGAGTATCATTCGAATCGGATGTAACACTTCAAAAATTGGTAAACAGAACAGTTGAACGATATGTAAACGATGACGGATTTAGAAAAGAAATGAATGAATATTCAAACCTTCAAATTTCAGGTTCGCAATTTTAAAGAAAAAGTTATTTTAATAAGTTATGAGTAAAAAGAAAAAGATTCTTCTCCTTTCAGATGATATGAGGATGAGTAGTGGTATCGCCACTATGAGTAAAGCATTGGTAATGGGTACTCTTAATGAGTACGATTGGTTCCAAGTAGGTGCAGCAATTAAACACCCCGATAAAGGTAAAGTTTTAGATTTATCTGCTGATATGCAGAAAAGAACTGGTGTAGAAGATGCATCGGTTAAAATCTTACCTTGGAATGGTTATGGAAACGCTGATTTGTTAAGACAAATTATGAATTCCGAAAAACCAGATGCTATCCTTCACTTTACTGACCCACGATATTGGACTTGGTTATATGATATGGAACATGAGGTAAGAGAAAACTGCCCAATTCTCTATTATACAATATGGGATGATTTACCAGACCCATTATATAATAGAAATTATTACGAAAGTTGTGATTGGTTAGGTGCTATTTCAAGACAAACATATGGAATAGTAAGTAGGTTAACTTCTTTAACCGATAAACCAACATACAAACCACATGCAGACTGGCAAGTATCTTATGTACCACATGGTATAAATCAAAATGATTTTAAACCAACCGATGTACCTTCTGATTTTAGAAATAAGATATTAGCTGGTAAAGATTACGATTTTATATTCTTTTGGTCTAATAGAAATATTAGAAGAAAACAACCATCTGATGTTATTATGGCATTTAAGGAGTTTTGTGATAAAATTGGTAAAGATAAAGCATCTAAAGCTGTATTACTAATGCACACAACACCAAAAGACCAAAATGGTACTGATTTACCAACAGTTGCTGAAACACTTGCACCTGATTGTAATGTAGTATTCTCAACTGCTAAGTTATCAACTGAACAACTAAATCTTTTGTATAATATGGCTGATTGTACAGTAAATATTGCTGGTAATGAAGGATTTGGTTTAACAACTGCAGAATCGGTAATGAGTGGTACACCAATCATTGTAAATGTTACTGGTGGGTTGCAAGACCAATGTGGATTCAAAGTAGATGGTAAATATCTAACAGCTGATGATTACATTAAGATTGGTTCACTTCATAAATGGAGAGATTGGGAAGATAAAGTAACTTGGGGAGAGTGGGCTACGCCTATTTGGAGTAGAGCACAATCTTTGACAGGTTCAGTTCCAACTCCTTATATTTGGGATGATAAAATCGATGTAATTGAGTTATCAGAAAAAATGGAGAAAGTTTATAATACCCCAAAAGAAGAACTAACAAAGAATGGTTTAGAAGGTAGACGAGCATTTATTGAGGATATAGGATTATCTGCAGAAAATATGTGCCAACAACTAAAAAATGGTGTTGAAACTACTTTAAAAAATTGGAAACCAAGAAAAAGATACGAATTATTTAAAATTACATAAAAAGTTATGAATAAACCTTTATTAGTATATCAAGCTCCTGTATTTACTCGAAGTGGTTATGGTGACCATGCTAGAGATATTTTAAGAAGCTTATTTGAATTAGATAGGTATGATATTAAAATCGTACCAACTCGTTGGGGAAATACTCCTCAAAATCAAGCTGACCCAACAACTGAATTTGGGCAGAAAATGTTATCTAACGTTGCAACTCAAGTAAATAGAAAACCAGATATTTTTATTCAAATGTCTGTTGCTAATGAATTTGAACCAAAGGGTAATTTTAATATTGGTATTACTGCTGGTGTGGAAACCACTGTATTACCAAAAGAATTTTTAGATGGAGGTAATAAGATGGATTTAATTATAGTACCATCTCAGTTTACTAAATCATTATTTGATAAAACTCAATTTCAAGAGCAAGATAAACAAACTAAACAAATAATCAAAACATTCAAAAGTGAAAAACCTTGTGAGGTTCTATTTGAAGGTGTTAATAAAGAATTATATGAAAATCCAACTATAACTGATATAGATGTATTAGATGGAATTGAAACTGATTTCAATTTCTTGGTTGTTGGTCATTGGTTGAAAGGTAGTTTAGGACAAGATAGAAAAGATATAGGAATGATTATTAAAACATTCTCTACTGTTTTCAAATATCTACCTAAAGATAAAAGACCAGGTCTTATCCTTAAAACATCACATGCTGGATTTTCGGTTATAGATAGAGAAGCAACAAGACAAAAAATAGAAAACGTTATTAAGGGATTGGATGATGTACCATCAATTTATTTATTACATGGTGATTTAAAAGAATCAGAAATGGTTGAGTTGTATAATCATTCAAAGGTAAAAGCAATGATTTCATTCACAAAGGGTGAGGGTTATGGTAGACCTTTAGCAGAATTCGCTACAACTGGTAAACCAATATTAGTTTCTAAGTGGAGTGGGCATGTAGATTTTTTACCTGAAGATAATACTGTTTTCTTATCAGGTCAATTAACTGATGTACATTCCTCAGCAGCAGATAAATTCTTACTAAAAGAATCGAAATGGTTTACAGTAAATTATTCTGAAGCTGCTAATAAAATTTATAAGGTATTTAATGAATATGATTCTTACCTAAAACAATCACAAGGATTAAGAGCAAATATTTTGAATAATTTTACAATGGAAAAAATGACTGAACATTTGGGTAAAATTATGGATAAGTATATTGGTAATATTCCAGTTCAAAAACCATTTCAATTACCAAAGTTAAAAAAAGAACAACCAAAATTAAAGTTACCAAAATTAAATAAGTTATAATGAATCATTCATCAAAATATAGATTACTACAAGATGGTGTTGGTAAAAGAATACCAAAAAACAACATACAACCATATGGTGTGTATAAAATAAGTACATACAAATATGCTGATGGTAATAAAGAAAGATTAGCAGGTTCTGAGGAAACAATTATATTTGTTACTGGGATATACCAAAAAAAGGTATCTGCACTTAAATTATCAAATATACCACCAGCTAACTTCTTCAAATGGTTTAAAAAATTAACTAAATCAGATACTTTAGTTAACGAATCTTTTAATTTACCACAAACTGCTTTTTATGATTTTGGTGAAATGTTTGATAGGGGTGGTGAGAGATTGTATACTGGATATATAAAAAATAATAGAGATTTTGTAGCAAAAGGAGCTGCATATAGAACTTATAATTTGGATGGAATTCAATATTCTACTGAAATATTTTTTAAACAAGATACTTTAAAACAATACTATGGTTAATGTTACATATGCAATTACAGTTTGTAATGAGATAAATGAAATCACAACATTAGTAAATTTTCTTCATCCAAGAATCCAATCAGAAGATGAGATTTTGATTCAATATGATGAAGGTGGTGTAACTGATGATGTAAGAGGATATTTGAGAATTATAAATGATTTACATGATAATATAAATGTAATCGGATTCCCACTTAATAAAGATTTTGCATCTTATAAGAATAACTTAAAAAACCATGCAAA